TGTGCCTCAACACAACCAGGGATGTCCACGATGGGCACACCGATCTGGTTTGTGATAGGAACAGGGACTTGTAGTGCTTGGGGTGGTTCTAACAAATAATCAGGGGTGAAGGGGATACGAATAATATCGATGTCCCCACCCTTGATCCTAATATCAGGGATTTCCATTAACAATCATTGAATTCACTACCAATTTCTGATCCAATATCAGATCCAACTTGCTGACCTAGGAGCAACGCCCATCCACCTGCCAACCATCCGATGTAAGGGATGCCAGACAGTGCGGGAACTGCTACGCCTGCGGCAATAGCACTACCTGCCATTGCACCTTGAGACCGTGCTCCAGCGTCCGCCCTGATACACTCTTCGCTTTTTGCAAGGGACTTTCCCTCAGCATCCTGCGTTATGGCACCTCCGATATTACGAACGCCATCCATCGTGTATTGCTGACGACTGTACTCACTACGTCTCTCAGCATTAGGTCCAAATAATCCTTTCTTAGTCTTAAGCAACTCCAGAGATTTCTCTGAGTTTAGAATAGCAGGATCATTTGCTTTGTATTTAATTGAGTATCCATCAGGTCCAGCATGTAATTCATAAGATGAATAATCACCTTTGGGAATATTAATGATAGGGACCTGTGGTGTTTGTGGTTGCCTCAGTATATAACCAAGTAAACCTACATGTGATACAGCGAACAGAGCACCAACAGTAGCAACAAAGATCTTAAACCCAGACGGTTTTTCTTTATGTTGCTCAGTGGTTACTTCTTTCTCACTGCTGAATAAGTTCATGGCATCATAGGTAGAGCAGGACCAGTTGCTTCAGGTAACTTAGGAACTGCTGCATCCAGCATACCAGGAAGAGCACCAGAGATTGCTTCTGCTGCTGCCTTAGCTACCTTTTCTTTTACGTTTTCAGTGATTGCTTCTCTGTTTAGGTAAACATAAGTGCCGCCACCAACGATGCCTGCTGTTCCAATGAACGACAGGACTGCGAGTACATTAATTACTTTCTGCATTTTTTGTTTCCTCTTTTTTACCAATAGACGGTGCTTTCTTAGGAGCAGATCCGTTCTTGGCAGGAGACAATCCGAACGCAGCTAAAGATCCACTGAACACCGAGGCGATGAAGGTTGGATCAAAATCTAGAATCTTTTGACCATTGGGCAAGCGAACGTAGCTGAATGTAAGAAGGGATGCAGACCAAATAAGGACTACAACTTTCACTAGATTACCAAGAACTTCACTTTTATCTTCATCGTTATCCTTCTCTTCAACTACGACTGGTTTTGTATCAGTCATGTTGTTAAGGTTAGGCAGCTCTATTTATCACTGAATGAGGTGAATGCCCCATTCCATAGCAAGTCCAGATGCTGTTCCATTACCACTATTAAGTCCACAACCAACTCTTGTTCCTGCAGTAAAGTCCCAAACACCATAGTAGCTAGCATTTTCAAAGTCAAAAACATTGGTATCAATGATTTCAACATAATTAGCTAATGGAAGATTACCACCACCAAGTGTGTATCCCATTGTCCAAATAGTTCTGTCACCAGCTTCCCTCGTTCCATCAGGTTCAGTAACATTACCTAAAGAAATGTGAGCGAAAACTGCATAAACTCCAGCTACAGGACATACAAATGTATATGCATTACTACCAGTGGTTGAGAAACCATTAGTACCTCTACTAATAGAAGCAGACGCGGTGACGATTGCGGATGGAGGAGAGCTAGTCAAGCTTTGAGAAGCTCCATATACATCACTCATAACAGTTCGGATCAATGGATTGTGTGGTTTAGTTACTGCTCCATCAGTATGAACACGAAGTCTTTCTGTATTAGATCCAGATGCACCACCATTAGCAACAGTGAATATACCACTCTCAAACATCTTGATCTGACCGTGTGCAGCATTGTCAGTTCCATGAACTGTTGCTACAAAATCACCCGATGTATTAGAAATTGAAACTTCTCTTGTGTCTGAACCGTCAAGTAGTCTAATAGATGGAGTGCCTGTTGCATCTGAGTTACCCTTGATTGTAAGTAATCCGTCTGCGGTTCCATCACTTGATATGCTAACTTGACCATCACTAGTTATACGAAGTCTTTCTGTATTATTTGTAGCAAAATTTATTGAAGAGTTTGTTGTATTCCAATGAAATACATCACCACTGCTATTAACACCCATCTGATAGCCAGTTGAGTTTGTATTCCCAGTTACAACGTTAATAGCGTCAAACGTGCCTGTTCCAGATTGAAAAAGAGTTAATTTGTGGTTTGGATTATCAGTTCCGATGCCAACATTATCACCAGTCCAAACTAGATCATTGCCAGCAGTAATTTCAAGACTATTGCTACCCTCAACTAATCTATCTGCGGGAGTGACACCTAGACCAATCCACTTGGTTGGATTATTTTGAACACACTTATATGTGATAGATCCAACAGTGAATGTATCATTTACACTGGGACTTGCGGGAAAATTGATTGCCATTTATCTGATTAGATCTAGTGTCTCCAGATCTATTTATCAACAAGCCATCAATGTGCAAGGAACACAATATGATCCATCTGGATATTCTCTCGTGCGATATGTAGAAGTAACTTTTGCAATTGTTTTGCTTCTTACAATATCATCTCCCTGTGGTTTTGCTGTTCCATCACCAGCAGACATTAACAAGTCACCACGAGCAACAGTTGTTTCAGATCCAATACGAATGTAAAGATCTCCAGTCATCGCAATCCAAAAATCATTTAGATATTCACCAGTGTCATCACTTTCATCCCACATAGTAAAGATACCAGTAACATTTGGATCTCCCTCAATATTACTAACTTGAGTTTTGTTCAACTGGTCGTTATCTTCTCCAACCCATTCACACATTTCATCCAAGTTAGACATCAATGTGCCAGGATAAATTGTTGGTCTTGCTTCAGTATCAGTATTACTTAGTCCAGGTAACTGCGACCAACGAGAAAGGTGACCGCCACCATAAGAAACTGTACCACCATTTACAGTAATTTCTCCCTCAGTATTTCCATCCTGTCTGAGTCGGATGAGCGTTCCATCCGTTTCCAACCTATTCACAACAATTGGTTCTCTGTTGCAACCAATTCCAATTCCAGAGCGACCATCAACTGGAGATTCAAGATAAGTTACAATACCATTCCTAGCACCAGCACCCCAAGATCCCTCAATAGAAGATGTACTTCCATTTTGGATGCCATTATTACCAATGAAAAGTTCTCTACCAATACCCATCTCATTGACACTATAAATTGGATCAGAGACAGTAAGAGAAGCATTAGGAATATTAGCTAAAGCACTATTATCTACGAAGGTCAATCCACGAGATAGTTCTGTGACAGTGACTCGTATACCGAAAGTTACAGTATTTCCATTGTAGATGCCAAGTTCTTTGGTGTAATTTCCTTGGATAGATGCACCGCCAATATAGACACGGAAACTATTAGTATTTCTACCAGTGTCTGGACCAACGCCATGTCCAACACCAACATTGAATGGCAATAGTCTATGCCAAGAACCATTTTGTGAAGATGCATCGCCACCACCACTAAATCCTGACTGGAGGAAATATTGAGTTGTTCCAGAGTTACCAGATTGGATACTTGATACCTGAATCAAAAGACCAATAGCTCCTTCGTTATAATACCATGTCCCACATCTTTTTAACTCACCAGGTGGAACACTAATATTCCAAACACGTTGAACTGCAGCACCTTCTACATTATTAAAACTAACATCAGCACCAGCATTCAATCTAAGGTCGTCTGAAAAAATTGCCATGTCTTATGCTACCTCTGTAAGATTGAACTTATACTTTTTACCATTTCTTCTATTTATTAGGAAGAGGTCATCTTCGCCCTCTTGAATTGTGTACTGACCCCAAGTTCCATCTACCTCGTTAGCAGATCCTTCGTTAGATAGTTGAAGGTCAGCAGAGTAGATGTTTGCCCAACGCTTAGACGATGAACCAAAGTCTTGTGTAGCATCAGCACCAGGAACTATATTTCCACCATTCTCAATTCTAAGTCTTTCCTGACCAGTAGAACCAACAGAAAATATCATATTTCCCGTAGAACTATATGTAGCTAGATAGGAATTAGAATTGCCTGCTTGAACCAAATAGGTATTATCGGATCCATGTGACACATGTAGTCCAGTGTTACTTACACCAGCATCATCAATTAACAATCCACCAGTATTACTACCAAATTGAGTCATGGTAGCTTGGTCATTTTGAGTTCCGATTGTTGCCGCACCTTTGAGAAGGGTAGCACCCTCAACAGTTAGATCAGTTGGAACTCCGTTTGGTGAGGCATCAACCCACTGAGAACTGCTACCATCATTATAGTATACGAACATGCGTCCGTCGTCTGTGTCATACCAGAGGTCTCCTTCATTGGCAGAAGAAGGAGCAGCGGAAGAAACAGCAGCTCCGCCACCGATCTTACCCCAGACATTTCCGTCGTATCCTTCAAATACATCATTATCTGTGTTATAACGCAGCATACCTTCAACTGCTGTAGCTTGTCCTGCCTGTCCAGGTTGCTGTGCGTCAGTACCAGCAGGTATTAGCATATGCGAAGTGCCAGTAAAATTAACAACACCAGACACTTCCAGAGCAGTTAATGTACCAACAGAAGTCAAAGAAGAACCAGTAACACCAGTGCCAAGTGTTGCTACACCAGAACCAGAAGCAGGTCCAATCTGTGTTAAAGATAACATCTCAACAGCGTTTCCAGATCCATTGATGATGTTGTATGTCTTACCATTAACAAGTTCCATGTCCTCAGAAGACTGCCAAGCATCATTAGCATCAGACCATGTGAATGTATGATCTGCAGGAGCACCCTTCAAAATAATACCACCACCGTCAGCTGCTGTATCAGAAGGACCAATAGCACTGAACGTTGGTGTACCAGATCCAGATACGTTATTAGAAAGAACAGCAGTATTACCAGTAATACTTACAATTGTTGTGTTGCCAGGAACCGTGACACCAGCAGTGTTAGAAGTAACTGCCATTCCAGGAATCAATCCTAGAGTTGGTGAGATAGCAGAGATATTTGCAGATCCATCAGTAGTTGTACAAGTAAACTGTGTACTTACAACCTTAGCAAGTTCAATATTTTTATCTGCTACTTCAAGAATGTTTGATTGAACTACAGTCTGAGTACCATTGACAACAAAGTCTCCCTTGACCGTAAGACTATTATTGACAGTGACATCATTGTTAAGAGTAACATCAAAGTTAGAGTCTCCTCTAATCCAGAACTCAGTTCCCGATCCAATAACAAGTTGTCTATCACCACTAGAGTTTAGCGGAGAATAAGTAGCATCATTAACTGGATTGGTGCTGTCAGCAGGACCAATGATAACATTACCAGTACCACTACAATTATATCCAGCATAATATCCAAGGCAAACATTAGCGTCTCCCGCAGTGTTTGTTTCTAATGCGTTAGCACCAATAGCTGTATTGTTATCTCCAGAAAGATTACTGAGCATTGTGGAGCGACCAACCGCAGTGTTGTTTACACCAACACCAGTAGATCTTAAAGTGTGATATCCATATCCAGTATTTCCAGAACCGCTATTTGCAGTTAGAAGAGACTCATATCCAGTAGCTGTATTTTGAGATCCAGAACTGACAGAGAACAATGCTTGTTTACCTACTGCAGTATTTGTAGCGACTGCACCTGTTCCTCTACCAACTGTCATTGGATCAGAAGATCCACCTCTAATTAAAATATCAGAGTTAGCAATATCAATTCTAGCATTACATGTAAACAAATCAGTGTTGGCAGTGCCAACTGTTATGTCTTTTCCTACTACTAAATCACCATTAAGAGTTACAGTTCCTGTTTGAGAACCAATATCAATTTGAGTAGCAGCACCACCAAACTGAATTGACTGAGCGCCAGAATTAATAAGGGCAAATCCAGTAGATGTTGTAGTAAGACCAGTTAAGATAACTGGGTTGGTTTGGAATACAAGTTCATCTGTTCCCGTAGTTCCACTGATAAGTGTTCTTAACTGTGTTGCTGTAGTAGAAGAGAATGCTGCAAGTGTATCTGACTTGAAAGCAACATCTCCACCAACTCTAAAGTTTACATTGACATTTGCATTGGCATTGTCAGACGTTAATGTTAGATCATTGTTAATATCAAATGTCTTACCAGATTGAATATCAAGAGTTGCCGAAGCAGTAGAAGCAATTTCTAATCCATTAATAGAAGTTGCTACAGCAGCACCTAGTGTTGGTGTTGTAAATGTTGGATTAGTTAGAGTTTTGTTTGTAAGAACTTGTGTCTCATTCTCCGTTACAAATCTATTATCAACAGATCCATCATAAGACCTCCAGTATCCACCACTTTCATGCCACTGAAGTTGTTGATATCCAGTAACAACTCCATTGCCATCAGTAGTTCTGTTTACTTGAATACCACCGTCAGCTCCAACAATACTAGATCCTTTTCTAAGTTCAATAATATTGTCTTCTACTTGTAAGATACTAGTGTTGAGAATAGTCTGGTTACCACTAACAACCAAATCACCACCAATAGTTACTGTAGTTCCATCGTCAGTAATAATACTATTTGCTAACTGATTATTACCAGAGTCCCACTTCATCAAAGTGGTTCCAGTTAAGTTATTGTAATTTTTTAAATTAAAGTTTGTTCCTTGTAAAATTAGACCGCCAACATTTCCCGCATCAAGACTGGCACCAGTGTCACTG